TCACTCAGGCCAGCGTGACATCTACGACCACTACCGCACGTGGGAAAAACAATCTCACGAAGCGCGTAAACGTGGCGAGAGTCAGAACGGGTACTGGCCGCGTGTCTATGCGATAAACTGCGGTCGCCGGTTCGGCAAAGATTTTATGTCTCTGCTGATTCGGCTCGAGGACGGGCTACGCAACCCAGGCTCGACTTATACCTACGCGACCGCATACGCGAAGGACATAGCGTCGATCGTTCTACCACTTTTCGATCAATTAGTAGAAGACTGCCCTGAATCAGTCAAGCCGCTCTACAGACAGAGCTATCAGGGCACCGAGGCTGGGCTGTTCTTCCCGAACGGGTCTATTATCAGGCTCGTAGGTATCGACACGAACCCGAACGGCCTCCGCGGTCGAGCCAGCGACGGCTTCACGATCAGTGAGGCTAGTTACTGCGACAAGCTCAAGTACGTCGTCACGTCCGTTGTGATGCCTCAGTTCATGGGCCACCTGGCCGCGACACTGATGCTCAACTCGACGCCAAGCGACGAGCCCGCGCACCCGTGGAAGGTCGATTTTGTCCCTGACGCGATTACTCGCGGCGCGTACCAGCACAAAACAATCTTCGACAACCCGCGTATCAGCCCAGCTGAGCGTGACGAGTTCATCTCAACTCTCGGGGGCATCGACTCTGAGCAGTGCAAGCGCGAGCTGCTGTGTATCGACGTTCGTTCCGAGTCACGCACAGTCATACCCGAGTTCAACGCTGCGATTCACATTATGGAGTGGCAGCCGCCCGAGTACTATCTCGGTTACACCGCCATCGACCCCGGCTCGCGCGACCTCTGCGCTGTAGTCTGCGCGTATTACGACTTCAGTGCGGCCAAGCTGATCGTTGCAAGCGACTGGGCGAAACGCAACGCGTCCACAGCCGAGATAGCCAAGGCCGTCCGCGACTGTGAGACGCAGGCGTTCGGTGAGAGCTTCTACTGGGACCACGACAGGTGGAAGATGAACCCCTTCCTTCGCCTGTCAGATACTGAGCCCCGGCTAATCCATGACCTCAACGTCCAGCACGACTTGAAGGTCGGTAGTGCTGATAAAACTGACGGAAAAGAGGCTTCGCTTAATAATTTGCGAAACGCCTTCCACCAGCACCGAATCATCGTCCTCCCAACAGCGCAGAACTCGATTTTGCACCTCGAGGGGGCGATCTGGAACGCGCAACGGACTGACTACGTGCGGTCTGAGGTGCTGGGTCACTGCGATATCGTGGACGCGCTCAAGTACATGTGGCGGGGCGTCAATCAGCAGATGAGCCCGTTCCCTCCCTACGGAGTTGTGCTCAACAGAACCGTGCCCCTGCACGAGATGCATTCGCTCCCTGAACACTTCAAGAGCGAGCACAGCCTAGTCGAGGTCGCGAAGAAGCTGTTCACGAGCCGTATCAAGGTCGGCCGCAGATTCGGGCGCAAATAGCGGTCTGCTATACTTGTAAGACTTAATGGAAGACGAGAAGCTTGTACAAGCCCGTGACAACACGGGCGAGAAGTACGCGACTATCCAAGACGTTCAAGACTATCTATCGAAGTTTTGGGCGAACGAGCGCGATCCTCTGAAGTTCTGGGGCACGTGCCGCGATAAGGAAGAAGAGTACTTTGATGCCTGCGCGCGTCGAGGCCTTTTCAACGTCGCGAGACTCAGCTTCTCGACCTATTACGGTACGACCAATACTCAAGGGACTTATGGACAGTGGCAAACGCAGTCGGTCTCTTACGGTGGTGACAACCAAGAACTGCTTGAAGTCACCATCAACGAATACCGCAGCTTTGTTGACCAGATTACGAACATGGCTTGCCGGAATCGTCCGGCGTTCCAGGCGCAAGTCGTTAACACTGATTACAAGTCACTCGCCCAAGTAAACGCCTCTGACAGTCTCGTAATGTATTTTTACGAGGACGCGTACGGCGAGCGTAAGGAGCGTGAGATCGTCAAGATTGAGGAGCTCTACGGCAAGGCGTACACGCACGTGGGCTGGGACCCCGACGACGGCGAGGTCATCCAGTACGAGGAAGACGAGTTCGACCCTGCCACGGGCATGTCCCACCCGGTTCAGAAGACGGGGCGCGCTGGCAAGCTGACGATTGACCGAATGTATTGGTGGGACGTCGCATGCGAACCGTACAGGTCAGAGTTCGACGATCACCAGTGGCGGCTGCTCATCCTGCCCAAACGGTCGAAGGTCGAGCTGCAAGCCCGCTATCCGCTCTACGCGAAGCAAATCGAGAGCTCGAGCCTTGTCCCGAACTTGTACGAGTACTCAGTCCCTGGCTGTGACCCGCTCCAGCAAGAGCCGCTCGACCTCTGCGCCGTTCGTATCTTCTACTACAAGCGCTCAATGGCCATGCCGCTCGGTCGCAAGGTCATTTTCGTCAACGACGTGATGGTCGACGACAACCTCGCTCGTAACGAGCCTGTGCCGACTGCTGAGATTCCATTGATCCCGTTCATGACGTGCGAGTTGCATGGAACGAGCATGGGCATCAGTGAGATGTGGAATCTGATACCGTTAGATCAGTTACAGAATCAGGTTATGTCAGATGTCGCGACTAACCTCGAATCTTTCGGAAGGCCAAGTCTGGCACTCGTCGAGGGCTCCGACGTTGACATCGATGCACTCGCGAACGGCGCGAAGATCGTGTTCGTTCCGCCTGGAAAAGACGCGCAACCGCAACCGATCAAGTTCCCCGAAATGCCGCAGCTGTCGCTCAAAGCGATCGAGATGTTCCGGCAGTTCAAACAGTCACTGTCCGGTCTCAATGCAATCGCACGTGGTGACACAAGCACTAACATTACGTCAGGCGCGCATGCTGCTCTTTACAGTCAGATTGCTATCGAGGCTCAGTCCGAGCGCTCCCTGGCACTTGACCTGCATCGAGAACGTGTTGGCAATCTTATCATACAGCTTCTGAAGCATTACGCGAAGCACCCTCAGCTCGTGGCCGTCGCTGGCATCGATGAGCGCCCGTACATGCAGTATTTTGAGCAGAAGGACTGGGACGGGATTAAGCGCGTAAAGATCAAGACTGCGAACCCGATGATGAAGAATCAGGCGGGTCGCATGCAGATGGTCGAGCTGCTCCAGAAGTTCCCCGGCCTACCGTTCAAGGATCCACAGCAAATCGTCGAGTTCGTGAACAGCGGCACATTCAAGCCGATGATTCAGTCGACGCGTACGAGCGAGCTCCGTATCCGCTACGAGAACGAGGAGCTGTTCAAGGGGCCGGAAGTCAAGCAGGACATGGACCCGATGACGGGCCAGCCGAGCCAGTCTGTGCCTGACGTGCCGGTACTCGCGACCGACAACGCAGCAAGTCACATTTTCGGGCACCTTGAAGTGCTTAACAGTCCAGCCGCGATGCAGGACCCCAAAATCTCGGGCGCTGTACTCGCGCATATTATGCAGCACGTACAGCTCGCGCGCATGGGCGACCCGTTCCTGGCCAACTTGCTGGGCAATCCACCCCCACAACAGCAACCCGGCCAACCCCCGCCCGAGCAAGCCCAAGCTCCAGGCGAACAACCTCAAAGTGACGCTGATAAGAAGCGTCTCGAACAAAACGCTACGCCTCCGCAAGCAGATACCGCGGACGATAGCGTGACAAAGCTGCCTAAACCCGCTGAACCACCCGCAGGCGCTGCAGCCGCCTAATCTCTCTGACTAGACATGCCTGATATCGCCCCGGCGACAAGCGCACCATCAACAGCGCCCGCCCAGTCCTCAACCCCCTCACAAGCGCCGTCGTCCGTACCGACGTCGCCAGCACCCGTCCGTAGTACTACGGCCGAACTCAGCGACAAGTTATTTAGTAACGGTCCGAGTGACGAACCGAGCGCCGAGTCACAGCATCAAGCACCCAGCGACTATAGCTGGCTCGATAACTACAAGGAAGGCGTGCACGGCGTACCCGTCCAAGACCTTCTGCAAGCTATCAGCGAGGGCAGGCTCCCCGACGAGCTCCACGACAAGCTTCGCCTCAACCTGAAGGATGGCGATCACGAGTGGGAGGGCTCGGTCGCGTCCATGCGCAATGGGGCGATGATGCGTGAGAAGTTCTCACAGCAGATGAACCAACTCAAGCAAGAGCGTGACGGGTTCTACGGCGAGCGCAATCAGTTCGTGGAGGACCTACGCGGTCTGAAAGAGAGCCCCGAACAGTTCCTGTACTCGATGCAGTCGATGGGTATGCCGGTTCTGGAAGCCGCCAAGATGCTCGCTACTCAGTACGCGACCCGTGACTACCTGAACCGCCAAGCGGGCATCCAGGAGGGCCAGCGTGGGCCTGGTGACGAGTGGCTCGAGGGCAAGCAGGCCCAGATGGAACTGCAGAACCACAAGCGCAAGCAGGAACTGCAGAGCAAGCAACAACAGCAAGTTCAGCAGCAGCGCCAGTTCGAGCAACGGTCAACAGCTGTGCAGTCAGCCGCGATGGAAGCCTTCAAGGCTGCGAACATCGATCCGGTCAAGCACCCGCAGTACTGGGACCGAGCAGCTCAGCATCTGCAGCGTATTTACGATAACAAGCCCGAGCCCCGCGACGGTAGCGAGAAACCGCTCACCAGACGCGACGTGAACGAGGCCGTACGCATCGTCAAAGAGGAAATCGACACGTTCCTGCGCTCGCACGGCCAACAGCCCGCGCAGCAAGCTCGACCAGGCGCGGCCCCTCTCGATACTCGAGCGGGCAAGCAGGTCTCGGACCGTGCACCTAAACAGGCCGGTCCGAAGAAGACCACTGACGAGATCATGCGCGAGATGCGCGAGCGTCAGGGAGTGCGAATCAGGTGAAGTACGAACCCCTGGCCAATACGAAACAGTACCTTGAGTGGCTCGCACAGCAACACGGGGACCAGTACTGCGATAAATGCGACCTGGTTTCGTACTCCGACCTGGCTACGATGTCGCCCGAGCAACGCGACGCATATGCCCCGCTAAGTACGCGTAACGCGCTAGTGCGTCGATGCCTTGTTTGTGCCCATCACTTCCCGTACGCATGGGCGCGCGACTTGGACCCGTGGAAGGTTCTCGAGTTCTGCCGTTCCAAGGCCGGTGCCTTCGACGTAACGCTGATGCGAGACGCATGCTCGTGAAATGGGTAATTTCCTGACCCTGCTATACTAGTTGTGTAATGGTTCTTCGCGAGTACTCGCGAGGCCCTCGTTATGCTCAGTCAGTCTCGGCCCCGAAAGGACAAGCCGGCTAAAGGCGCCTCAGGATAACCTCGGCAGTCTCTAAGAAGACCTTAGTTTCGTTTCTTATAACACTAAAGGTTCTTAAATAATTTATGGCTGCTGATTCCGCTAATACCGGAGCACTGCTGAAGCAGGTCTATGGCGACCTGGCTGATCCGCTTGCTCCAGAAGATTCGTTTGCTCGCGATGTGAAGTTCATGACCGGTAAGAAGATCGGTCGTGAGTACTA